GTCGCGTCGAACATGACCAGTTCTCAGGCAGCATGTGGCATCCGGCACCCGACGCGCACGACGCGGCGTCCGACGTCACGTCGGACATAAAGATATAAACAAGTAAACAAGTAAACAAGTAAACAAGTAAACGATTGTTTGGATATGACCAGTTCTCAGGCAGCATGCGGCGTCCGACGCCGCGTCGGACAGCCTCGCCAAATGTTCCGTTTTGTAAAGACATAAACGAGTAAACGAGTAAACGAGTAAACGTCTAGGCGACTTATATTCACACTTTGGGGCGTATAAAGATATAAACGTGTCTTAATGTCGCTCCTTGTTCCGAAATAAAAAGCGAAATGGAACAAGCTCGATTGCCTTTACACCACTGATAACAAACACTTTTTTGGCTTCAAAGCAGAGCGTGTGTCCTGTTCCGTGCCGAACGGGGACAATAGGTCTAAATTTTTCCGAAAAGACGACCATACAAACGTGTTACACCATGATCATTTTGCACTCCACAACCCTTATACAATATGCCTTTTGGCACAGAACAGGACACAAGCATCTGTGTGTGTGTTAAGATATCTTATATATAACAACAACATAGCCTAGAAAAACCTAAGAAAAATCTTGTCGAATTTTACTTTTTATTTCGGAACATCAACGACACGTTTATATCTTTACATTAGTCTAACAATCGTTTATATCTTTACATGTCCGACGCCACGTCGGACCAAGCGCAGGAGAATGCAATGATAATCGACGCAAGAGAAGTCTCTCACCCGCAATTCAAACCGAACTCTGTGGTCGGCGCCATTTACTCAGCCCTCGAACCTGTCGAGGACGGCGAACACATTGATGTGCATATGGTCTACGACAAGGACGGTCGCCGGGTCACGAAGACACAGTTCCGCGCCTTCTTGAGCTACCTTGCAAAGCAGGGTTGGGTTCGGGTTCGGGCAAACTTCAGCAAAACCGAGAAGTGTTTCATTCTGCACAAGGTCGCGGTTGACAGCTCTCGGGAAAGCATCACCACGATAGACGTCGTTCTGGATGCACGAAGTGACAATCCTAACCCGTTCTTTGCACCATGGACGGTTACAGCTGCGCTCTATGTGCTTCTGGAAAGCCACCCGCCGGAGGTCGATCTCAGAGTGACTGCCGTTCTAAAGCGCAACGGGAAGCTCGGGAACTCTGGCACTGTGCGAAATTCCGTATCTGCGCTCAGGGCCGAAGGTATTGACGTAAACTGTGGCACAGACCGTCAGGGAAAGATGCGGGTTAGGAGGCTCAAGTGATTATAGACAACAGGAACGGCACCACTTTTGGCATGACTCTTTCCGACCTCGAGGTTGGCGAGAGTTTGAAAATCTGCGCGGTGATCGAGAAGGGTGATCGCCGCATGACAAAAAGCGAGTTCCTGCAAGATATCAAGGAGTTCCAAGAGATCATAAAAGGTCTCTACATATCTGTGCGTTTTATTGAGTCGGAGCAATGTTACGAGGTGAAAAGGGTTCTGCCGAGACCACATCCTCGAGAGCGGCGACCAGTTAATCGGGAGCTGCATGGTCAGAGCGACAAGGTGCTTGAGGACGTCATGCTTGACCTCGAATATGGCAAGCTGGTTCAGCTTACGATCACGCGACCGGACAAGGGGATTGCCTATTCGACCGCGGCGCTGCGCGCAGGCTTCAACAGAGCATTGAAGCGCATAAAAGAGGATTGGCCCGACCGGGATTTCATATCCAGCACCGAGAACGAATGGGGCTACAAGCCACCATACATATACATTCGGAGGACGTCCTGATGGGAAAGCATAAGTCTCCAAAAAAGATCATCGCAATCGACGCCAGACATGACGGCCACCATCGCTTCAAGTCCGGGAGTGTATCGGGTGCAATCTACAGCCATGCTATAAACATGCGTCCAAACTCATCTGCGACCGTGTCCCTTCTTATCGGGAGAGGTGGTGAAGAATACGACCACTTGGAAATGGCGAGGTTTGTCCAGCACATCCATCGTGTGACCAAGATGCGTCTAAGGGTTTCACAAGATCCATACCAGATCGCCACGGCGTTACTGCGCCGCCTGCCGAATGCACCAAAGTCCGACGCCACGTCGGACAAGGGGGAAGCATGAGAGACCCTGAAGTCAAAAATGTGGTCGGGCCACCGAAAGCCGCGATCGCCAAGCTTATGATGTGCATGAGTCCGGGCGATTTCGTCAGGGTGTCAGTGCGATACGAGGACGAGGATCGCTATTACCTCGAACAAAGTCTGGTTGAGAACTTCCACTACACCGTTATGACAATCTGCATTCGGCTGCCGCAGCGCCGATATAAACACAAGCGGCACAGAGGTGAAGGTCCACCTGCCATACTCATCGCCCGTCTCGAAGACGGAGCCGACGGTGTTCGATTCTGGTGCGGAGAAGGTCACAAGCTCAAGGCCCAATAACGTCCGACGTCACGTCGGACATGGCCAGTTCCACACCACACGCCCCGTGCCCGCAGCGCGGGGTTTTTCATACGATACCAAATTGCACCAAACCACGTGTCGTGAAACAAAAAATAAAGAAATGTTTTCACGTCATATTGACATATAACGTGTTATATGGTATTATTATCTTACAAATCGCGGTGTCCGACGTCGCGTCGGACGTGTTGTTTGACATTGTGAGACCCCCGGCCCTCGCGGACCATGCTAGGTGAAGTCCGACGTGGCGTCGGACGGACCCGATGATGCTAGCTGACCTTGGTGCCTACTGCGACGCGGGCAAGATATAACCCCGCACTGATCGGTGCCAATATCTGCGCGAGATGAGCTATACCGCGCCCACTGCCGAAACCGCTGTGACCGCTGCATTGTGCGGCATTCGATGTTTTGCTGTCCGACGTCACGTCGGACCTGACCGGATGCTGCACCATGTCACCTGCGTCTAGGCTACCTGCTGGGGTCCAAACCCTGCGGGAACGGTGCGATGCCAGACCTGCCTAAGAAGCCGCGCGCTCCGCCTCACCGGGCAACAGATATTGGGGCAACATCGACAACATGTCGCAGGACAGAACGGAAACACCGGCACGGTGTCTTGCATTGCGAGCACCACAACGAACATCAACCAAGGCAGTCAACGACAATCACGCGCCATGCGGCCTGACAACCCGCGCGGCGCTCGCCACACTATCAACGTCCGACGCGACGTCGGATACCTGCAAGGCAGACATCACACAAGAAAGGAAGCAAGCTATGGGTAACGAAAGAACACTCCAGCCTCACACCATTAGCGATATAAACTCTGATGCGTTCCGCAATGCTTTTGTTGCGATATCCCGCGAAGCAATCCCACACTTCGATCTGGCCGATGCTTACATCGGCGATCTGCTACACGACGCACACTATGCCGCGGGCATACCCGAAGGCGAGGTGTTCTACATTGTGGTGCGTGACGTCGGCACGCACATTTTTCGTGACGCCTACGATGCCATGCAGCGCTGCGAGTCGAGACATTTCGGCGACAGCCGTGCGGTGCTGCGTGTCCAACGCTTCCGGTTCGACACGTTCAAAGTAAAGCTGATCTACACCCGCGACGGTGTTGTTCGGTTCAACACTCATTCCGACGCCACGTCGGACGTGTCCCTAGCCTGCTGAAAGGAGAACATCATGTTACATAACGGCGACGGCGGCGGCTTCGGCCACGGCTGCGGCAACGCCAACGGCTACGGCAACGGCAGCGGCAGCGGCGAGGGCCGCGGCGACGGCTACGGATATGGCCACGGCTACGGCTACGGCAACGGCCGCGGCAACGGCAACGGCGACGGCAACGGCTACGGCTACGGCGACGGCGACGGCGACGGCGACGGCCACGGCAACGGCTACGGCAGCGGATAGGAGAACATCTTGGAAGACAACTTCGACATTGACAGAGAACGTCGCACGCGCCACCGGGCCATGAGCATCGTGCATGACGTTGAGAGCCTTCGGCGTCGCATCGACACCTTGCCGGTGCGGCGTGACGACATGGCCCGGTGGCGCAAAGAACTGAGCAACATGCAGGACGCATATATCGACTTGGTGCGCGCCTGCGACAGAAACCTGAAAGGAAAGTAACTATGTCGATCGACATTCAGAAAGCGACCCAAGAAATCGGCCGCGCGGGAAACATGGCTGCCATCTGCGCAATCAAGCGGGGTGGGCGCACCAATGCAGACCGCGCGGCCGAGGCCGAAGCGGTGGTGACGTTGTTCTGTGCCATGACCGGTCTGGACCGAGATGCAGACAAGGACGGTCCCGATATTGTGCTGGGCGACCTGTTGGCACACCTGATGCACTGGGCCGATTATTTCGACGTGGACTTCGATGACCGCTTGCAGTCGGCGATGGGCTACTACGCCGATGAGAAAGAAGGAACCGAGACATGACAATCAACAACGAACCTCTGACACTTGCCCTGCCTGCACATTGGCTGCCCGCATTGGTGAACAACGACACGACCGGACTGGACGATGCCGAGGCGGCAGCCTTCAGCCGCTGGCTCTACGACACCACAATCGAGTTTGGCTTCCCCGCTGTATCCGACGTCGCGTCGGACAGCTACTTCGCACGTTACCACGACGCTGCGGAGTATGGCGTGCTGGCCTGTATGTGCCACGGCGTTGAACTCTACTTCCACGAGCAAGTCTGTGCAGCATGACGGCAGGGGGCCACGGCAGCGGATAGGAGAACATCATGTCACATAACGGACACGGCGACGCCAACGGCTACGGCACCGGCGACGCCAACGGCTACGGCACCGGCTACGGCACCGGCGACGGCTTCGGCGACGCCAACGGCTACGGCTACGGCAACGGCAGCGGCACCGGCTACGGCAACGGCAACGGCACCGGCTACGGCAACGGCCACGGCACCGGCTACGGCAACGGCCGCGGCAGCGGCTACGGCGACGGCCACGGTCGGGGCTACGGCAACGGCCGCGGCAGCGGCTACGGCGACGGCTTCGGCAGCGGATAGGAGAACATCATGTCACATAACGGCCACGGCTTCGGCAACGGCTACGGCACCGGCTTCGGCAGGGGCGACGGCGACGGCAACGCCAACGGTCGGGGCTTTGGCGACGGCTACGGCACCGGCTTCGGCCACGGCACCGGCGACGGCAGGGGCTTAGGCAGCGGATAGGAGAACATCATGTCACATAACGGACACGGCGACGCCAACGGCCACGGCAACGGCTACGGCGACGGCTTCGGCGGCGGCAACGCCAACGGCTTCGGCAACGGCAACGCCAACGGCTACGGCTACGGCTACGGCGACGCCAACGGCCACGGCAACGGCAGGGGCTTCGGCACCGGCACCGGCAACGGCAGCGGCACCGGCACCGGCACCGGCAACGGCAGCGGCACCGGCGACGGTCGGGGCTTTGGTGACGGCAAAGGTTAAACCGTCCGACGTGGTGTCGGACACAACAATGGTAAGGAGAAAACCATGATAGGCGAAAAAGTAATCATCCGTTCATCGGACAGCGGCGTTCACCACGGTGTGCTGCACAAGGTTGATGGGTCAACGGTCCATCTCAAGGACTCGCGGCGCCTGTGGCGCTGGAAGATTGCAGGGCAGGGCGTGTCGCTCAGCGAGGTTGCGATCCTCGGTGTCGATCATGCAGGCTCAAAGATTTCCATGATGTTGCCTGACATCGTGGTGCTGGGTGTGTGCGAGATCATACCCACACATGGTGTGGCGTCGGAGACCATCGACGGTGCGCCAATCGGGCAAGCTGAATAACAGAAAGGAGGCAACTTCGATGAAATACTTTACACTCATTCACGTGCACCGCTTCGGCACAAACGTCCATTTATTGGAAAGCGAGCGCCCCCTCACTGAACAGGATGCCTTGGAGTATCTTGGTGATGATTTCGAACCTGATCGAGAGGAATCCTTCGAGCTTGAAGAACAGACGCCTTTCAAAATTCTGTGACAACCAACCATCCGACGTCACGTCGGACATAGCAACTTAGGAGAACAACGATGACACAAGCACAGACCATGTATGCCCTCGGCCATGAGCAGCTCAGCAACCTGATCGGAGCGGTGGCAAACGAGACCACCATCCTTGTGCAGGGCGAGATGGGCACCGGCAAGTCGAGCCTGTTGACAACTCTGGCAGAGCAGAAGCCTGACCATACCGCCTGCTACTTTGACTGCACCACCAAAGACCTTGGTGACATTACCATCCCGGTGCTCAAGGACGCCGACGGTCAGGACTATGTGCGCTTCGCAACCAACGAGGAGCTTGGCATCCATCTGCACAACACTCCGATCATCCTGATGATCGACGAATACGGCAAGGCCAACCCGGCTGTGAAGAACGCCCTGCTGCGCCTGATGCAGGAGCGGCAGGTGGGCAGCTATAAGCTGCACCCTGACAGCCTGATCTTTGCCACGACCAACCTCGGGGCCGAGGGCGTTGGCGACATACTGCCACCGCATGCACGCAACCGCATCATGGTGGTCACGTCACGCAAGCCGACGCATATCGAGTGGATCGAGTTCGGCATCAACAACGAGCTGGACTTCGGACTGTTGGGCTGGGTGCGGGACAACCCGCAGCTGTTCCAGAGCTTCACCGAGATCACTGACCCCGAAGAGAACCCGTATATCTTCCACCCACGGGCCACGGGTCGCACTGCCTTTGTCACGCCACGCTCGCTGCACAAGGCCAGCAACCTGCTCAAGAAACGTGACAATCTCGACGACCAGACCATCGCGGCAGGTCTTATCGGCACTGTCGGTGAGCGTGCAGCCATGGAGATGATGGCGTTCGTCCGGCTGGCCGATGACCTGCCATCCTTGCAGAGCATCAAGAACGACCCCGAGAACGCCAAGGTGCCAGAGGGCGCAGCCGCGCAATGCCTGATCGTGTATCGCACGTTGACGTCGATCGACCGTGACTGGATGGATGCGTGGATGGTCTACCTGTCGCGCATGAAGACCGAGTGTCAGGGCATGTTTGCCAACGGTGTGCGGGCCAAGGGTTATTCGAAACAGGGTATGGTGATGACCAACAAGAGCTTCACGTCGTGGGCTCGGAAAAACAGCCACTTGTTCGCAGCCGACGTGTGAGGGGGTGATGATAAACTACGACGCAGAGAAGCGGTGGAAGCTTATGTCCGGTAGTCGTCCGCTGGCCAACGCGGAAGAACAGATCAAGTTCATCGCTCAGATGGGCGAGTATGACGTGTGGTGGGACAAGATCAACGGTGCTTACACCGCGGTCAAAGAGCGACCGCGCGGCGCGGTTTCGATCGGTGAAGATGGCCGCTACAACTTCACGGACTTTGCGGTTCTGTCTGACGGCAATCTCGCGCCAGCGGACAACGACGTCATGCTCGACCCATACCACATGTGCCTGCTGTATCAAATCCACGAGGAGGTGGGACACACCCTAGAAGTAGAAGACGACGAAGACTGACCGTCCGACGTGACGTCGGACACCTGCAATGCAGATCCAACCAAGGAAGAAAGCTATGAATGCAATGAACAATATAAACGCTCCGACAGTGGCGTCGTCGGCGATGTTGGTGGAACTCGGGATAAGTGTTTGGACGGCCCGGAAGAAGGACCGCGGCGCAACGTCAGACCTGCTGCTGTCCAAGCATGCCACCAAGGCCGCCGGGGCGTTCAACAAGAACCTGCTGGCAGACTGCGAAGAGCTTGCTGCGATCCAGAAGTTCGCGGGCAATGTGCGCAGCATGCACTACGCCATGACGATACCATGGTCAGACAGCGGCCTGCGCTTGCTGCCCACGGCCAAATACTTCGACTACCAGAAGCAGATGACTCAGATGCAGGCTGAGTTTGATCGCCTCGTCGAGAACTTCATTCAGGTCTATGACATGGAGGTGGCACAGGTCCATGCCAAGCTTGGCGACCTGTTCAACCGGGATGAGTATCCTACGACCGACGCGGTGCGTGTCAAGTTCGGGTTCCGCATCAGCTACATCCCTGTGCCGGAGGCGGGCGACTGGCGTGTCGAGATCGAGAGTGAAGCACAGGAGCAGCTGCGCAGCCAGTATGAGGAGTTCCACAAGGCACAGATGCAGAAGGCCATGGGCGACCTCTGGACACGTCTGCACGATCACCTGACACGCTTTGTCAATCAGCTTGAAGTCGACAGCGACGGCAAGAAGGGCAAGGTGTTCGACAGCACCATCGAGAACGTGCGTCAGATGGCTGACCTGCTGGGCGCCTGCAACTTCGACAACGACCCGATGCTGGAGCTTGCGCAGAAGAAGCTCGTGACCTCACTGGCCGGGGTGTGCAAGGACGACATCGTCAAGAACGACGGGTTCCGTGCCGACCTCAAACGCGACATGCAGGCGGCTATCGCCTCACTCCCTAGCCTTAATTTTTAATTGCAGCGCCCCGCCGCGCGGCGGGGCGTCCGACGTGACGTCGGACAACAAGGAGAACTGATATGCCAACATTCAGAATACGTGCCGAGCAGACCGTGACCTACGAGTTCGTGGTTGAGGCAGAGAGCCATGAGGCAGCCATCGCTGCCGTCGAAGACGACGATGAGACGGACCTGAGTGAGATCGACAGCACCGGGTTCAACGTGACAGCCTATACTATCCCCGGCCAGATGGGTTGGAATGAGTGGCCGGAGGACAACCCATGACACCATGTCCACCTGAGTTCTATGAGAACATCGACCACCTGTGCAGCCTGCTGCGTGAGCAGATCAAGAGTTATGGTGAACTGAAGCGGACCTGTCGCATCGCTGACTTGCTGGGTGTGCCACCCAAAGAGCTGACGGGCAAGGTGACTGCCGGTGTCTACGCCACGAGCAAGAGCGTGCTCTATCGCTGGCGCACTATGGAGTTCGTCATCCGCCGTGAAGGTGAGGAGGTGTTCCGCGCCAAGCTGATCGACGTGCCGCAAGACCTGTGGCCTGATGATGTGCTCGCTGCTTATGAGAGCTACCAGAAACGTAACCGCCGCGTTGCGGCCCGTCCGACGTGACGTCGGATAGAAAGGAGGAAGTGTGAAACGATACGACGTTATTGGGCCAGATGGTAAGGTTAGAGAGGGTTTTTGGGACACCGCACGGGTTGTGGCAATGCTTGGTGTATGAGGTCCGAAGCTATGGGTATGGAAGCTACTACATGGTCTTATGTCCCCCGGAGCTTCGACGCAAAGGCTGCTACAACGGCACTCGGTATCATTTCCGCGACAACGGCAACCTCGAGCCTGAAGATGATGACGTGATCCTCGACCCTTACCACATGTGCTTGCTGTATCAGCTGCATAAAGAACTTAACCATCCGACGTGACGTCGGACATAACCAAGGAAGCAAGATATGATTACCAAACTGACCGCAGAGCAACGTCTCCAGAAAGCCGCCATCGACATCATGGCACACCCCCGCTACATGCCGCTGGCTGGTGTGTTGTTGATCGGCAAGCGCGAGGTGCGCGACGATATTCCAACCGCATGCACCAACGGTCGCGACGAGTTCTATGGGCGTGCTTTTGTCGAGGGTCTCAACGACAAAGAGCTGCGTTTTCTCATGCTGCACGAGGTCTATCACAAGATCTACAAGCACCTGTTCAACCTGCAAAACCTGTTCAGGATCGACGCCCAGACCGCCAATCAAGCCTGCGATCATGCGATCAACACACAGCTGGTCAAAGAGAACCGGGACGACCGCTTTGCTACCATGACAGGTCTGCTCAAGATCGGCTGCTGCGACGACAAATATATCGGATGGGACAGCGTGTCTATCTTCCGCGACCTGCGCAAAGGTGCGTCGGAGGACGACGGCCAAGGTGGCGGCGGTGGTCAAGGTCAGGGCGGCAGCTTTGACGATCACATGTGGGACGAGGCAGACACGATCGACGAGGAGGAGAAGCGCGCTCTTGGTCGTGAGATTGACGAGGCTATCCGGCAAGGCGCGCTGGCTGCCAGCAAGCTTGGCACCGGCGGTGATCGCAGCTTCGATGACCTGCTCAACCCGCAGCAGGACTGGCGCGAGGTGTTGCGTGAGTTTGTGCAGACCACATGCACGGGCAGCGATTACTCCACATGGCGGCGCCCCAACCGACGCTACGTCGGCGCAGGTGTCTACATGCCGTCAGGTATCAGCGAGACCATCGGAGAGATTGTTGTTGCCCCCGACATGTCAGGGTCCATCGGTTCCGCCGAGATCACCCGCATGCTGTCAGAGGTCAAGTCCATCGCCGAGACCGTCAAGCCCGAGGCATTGCGCCTGCTCTACTGGGACACCGAGGTGACGGCCGACGAGCGTCACGAGCAAGCGGAACTGGCCACACTGACCCAGACCACCAAGCCCGCGGGCGGCGGTGGCACAAAGGTCAGCTGCGTGCCAGACTACATGCGCAAAGAGGACATCAAAGCGCAATGCGCCGTGGTGTTCACCGACGGCTATATCTACGGCGGCTGGGGTGACTGGACGTGCCCGGTGCTCTGGGTCATCGTCGATAACAAAGCCTGCCTGCCGCCGTTCGGCACGGTCGTGCATGTCACCGCCCGTCAGATCTGAGTCCGACGTCACGTCGGACACATGCTAAGAAAGGAAGCAATCAATGACAAACTACAGCCAAGACTTCATCGACGAACATCGTGATATCAACGTGAACTACGACTGGTGGGACAGCGTCTACGACGACTTTGCGCAGATCTGCACGATGCTTGGGGTCGAGCTGGCCACCTACCCTGTCAAGCTGATGAACGGCAAGACGCGTGACGAGAATGACATCAGCTTCTCCGGTTTCTGGTCGCAGGGCGACGGTGCGTCATGGGCGGGCGAATACCGGCCGCAAGGTCTGGGCTACGCCGGGCTTGAGAAGCTCAGCCTGTATGACACGGCACCGATCAAGATTCGCGAGCATGCGCCAGAGGATGAAGAGCTGCACCGCATCGCCGACGAGCTGTGCCTGCTGTGCCGCATCTATGGTCCGGTCTATGCCAGAGTGCGTCGCAAAGGTCATTACTACTGCCACTCCAACACGATGTATGTTGACTATTGGGAATACTACGACGAGGAGATCGACCCGTCCGACGTGGCGTCGGACATCACTGATCACATCGAGGGGACGCTGAACCAGCTGTTCAAAGATCTGGCCGACTGGCTCTACAAGCAGCTCGAAACTGAATACGAATACCTCACGTCAGACGAGGCCGTGGTCGAGTCGCTTGAGGCCAATGAAATCGAAGAAGACGCATAAGAAAGGAAGCAAGATATGTTTGGAGTCAGAATGCACAACTGCGCTGTGTGGAGCATCAACAGCTACAATGAAGCCGTGGCTTTTCACGACAGCTGCCCCGAGAAGGGCGGTGTGCGCCGCATCAAAGGTAAGGAAGGTAGCCGCACCATGTCAATCCGCATGGAGTCAGGTTCGGTGCGTTTCCGCTATCACAACACAGACGTCGTGACTTGGCACCCTGACGGCAGCTACGAGATCGACCCGTATCAGAGCAGAAGCACGTGCGAGTTTGCCAATCGCTTTCTGCCGCAAGGGCATTTTCTCACCAAGGAGTGCACCGTGTTGTTCTGCGGTGATGAGTATCATCCGGTGATTGGCGGTATCAAAGTCAAAGCCGACGGCACTGTGCAGCACATGTTCTCTGGAACATGTTTCCGCACCAAACGCATTGACCGCAAGGCAGCCAAGCGGGTGCTGGCCCGCACGCGCTACGCCGAGTATCGCGACTGGTATAAAGCGATGTGGCCGATGGTGCGAGATAACCGCCCAACGACTTTGTATCTTAACCGCCGGGCAAGCATCGGACTGCTCGAGGACGAGACGTGTTGGTATGACATGATGACGTCAAGGGGTCTCAGCAGCCCCGACGACATCCGCAAAGCAATCTACGAAGAAAACAGTCAGGAGGTCTACTATTACGAGAAGAGAGAAACCCTGCCCGGCATCGAGGACTACAGCAAATGGGAGACTGCATGTGAGCGATGAGACAATGCGGTCTCTGGGCGTTAGCGGAGCTTTGCATATGATCTGTGACCCCGAACAAGATCGAATATGGCGACTGTCTCAAGACGAACGTGGCGTTCATCTCAGCTATATCGGTTTTGTCAAGATAGAGTCATACGTAACAAAACATTATTCAACGCTTGACAAAACTCCAGACTGGGTTCAAGATCGTGTGGCAGTTCTTCGCATGATGCCCAAAGACCCAAACACGAGTGTGATTTTTGGTGTGGGTCGTCGGATAGACGAGACAACATTCTGGATCATACAGCCCGAGGAGATCGAAGACGATGCCTAAGACGCCAGAGGCAAAGGTCAAAGACAAGGTGGTTGCCCAGCTGAAAAAGCTGGGCGCCTATTACTTCTACCCGGTGACAGGGGGATGGGGCAACAGTGGTGTGCCTGACATCATCGTCTGTTACCGCGGCCGATTTATCGGCATTGAGTGCAAGGCTGGCAAGAACAAGCCGACCAAGCTGCAAGAGCTAAACCTGAAGCAGATCGCCGACGCGGGCGGCACCGCCCTTGTCGTAAACGAGGAGAACGTCAATGAAGTTGAACGTATCTTGGGAGACACCGATGACACCATTTGAAGAAACTATCTGGCGCGAGAAAGTCGCCAACCCTGATGCAACGGCCAACGAGATCGCGCACAAATACTCTCTCGACGAGAGCTATGTTGCCAGCGTGCTGGCCAAGTCTGGCAGCACCGAGCCAGAACGGGTGAGACTGCTGAAGCGCGGCATAGACGAGAGCTACGGCCCGCCATGGGAAAACCTGACAGCCTGTGCTCAGATGTGGGAAGCTTATCTTGTGGCGAAGTTTAACCAAGACATCAAGCTGACCGCCGAGGACGTGGCCCACATGATGCAGCTTGTCAAAATGACCCGCACATTCCACGGCGGCTACCACGCCGACAACTATCTGGACAACGCCACCTATGGCGCCATCGCGGGCGAGTGCCGCATGATCGAGGAGAGCTTTTAATGCACATAATGATTGACCTTGAGACCATGGGCGCGCGCCCGAATGCACCCATCATCTCGATCGGCGCAGTCGCGTTTGACGCGAACGGCATTGACCGCGAGTTCTATTGCAACGTGTCGGAACCCACCACAACGCGCTGGATGATGCACGCCATCAAGCCTGCCACATGATCGAAATCAACAAGCTGCACAACGTGCTCTAAGCAATAGCGTCCGACGTCACGTCGGACGCGTAACTTCAAAGGTAGAAGCTATGACACCTATCGTCGTGACCCACATTCTGGACAGCAAGACGGCCTTCGGGGCCACCAAGACAAGCCCGAGCGAAGGCGTCTTCATTCCATCCAAGATCTCGGAAATGTTCGACCTTGTAGCCGGGCAAGAGGTTGAAGCGACACTTGTTCCAAACACCATGCAACCCGATCGCACGCCATGGCTGGCCATCCGGGTGAAACCCATCCCCCCGGCAACGCTGCGCAAGGAAGCCAAGGTAAAAGAACTGGTCAGTGCAAAGGTCGAGCGCATCCTGAAGTCCGGTGGCGTTTGGACAGTCCAAGACCTTGCAGAAGAGCTTGAGACCAACGACAGAGCTTCGATCAAGAAATCCTTGCACTCAATGTATGCTCGCGGCGACTGCGCCAAGTTTCAAATGCTATGGGCATCGGACAACGGAGATCCGTCAGCCGAGTGGTTCACGTGCCACCCTGAGAACGCCGATGTGGCAGAGTGGGCGGAGGATGAGGTATGAGTGAGACACCATGCCAATGGCCGGACGAGTTGGCCGCCACCGTGGCGCAAGAGCGGGAAGCCTGTGCGAATGTGATCCACGAAGAACAAGCTAACATCTGGACGCAAGAAATCATGGAGGCGCTGGTGATGAATGACCTATACGAACGCGCGAAAGCGGCGCTGGAAGGTGCAACGTCGGGGCCGTGGGCATATCGCCCCCAAGAGCATGACGACTGGGGCGTTGTCCGTGGTCCTGACCTTGGTAACGGATGGCTGACTTTCATCTGCCAAGCCAAAGACAATCGCGTGTCAGATCAGGGAGAGGCGCTTGCAAGGTTGCATGGCGTTGACCCGTGGGAAGCCAACGCCCGCCTGATCGCCCTCGCCCCCGACCTCGCCCGCGCCTACATCGCCCAGCACGAAGCGCAGGTAAAGGTGGTCAAGCTGATATTCACAAACG